ACATATCGGGCGCGCGGTTGCCGTCAGGTCACAGGGATCTATCGCACTTTCATCACAGCGTTCTAGTGGCCCTATCGAATTAGCGCGCCTAGCGGTCTTTGCAGCGGCGTTGACTAGCAAACCAAAAACTGGTGGCAAACCCATGATGGTTGTTTCAAATGGCTAATATGAAAACGGCACCAGGCTGGCCTTCGCCTTCTGTCGGGTTTCGCATAGCCTGGTGTCACCAACAACAACCCAATGTGTGTAATGCTTGACCTATGGCTATTTTTTCGCGCACCAAACAGGCCGCAATTTCAACGCATGTAGGTGAACCTGCTGTTGCAGGTAGCGCGTATTCAAGCAACGTTGCTGGCGCTGGAATGATCGGCAACTATTACGCCTACACGGAAGGTTTTGACCGAAACCGCGCTGTCGCTGTTCCTGCTATCAACCGCGCAAACTCACTATTCAAATCAGTCATTGGTTCAATGCCGTTGAAAATGTACAACGAAATGTGGAACGGTGACGAAATGGAAAAGGTGTATATCGCACCACGTTCATGGTTACGCCGTCCAGATCCGCTGTTGCCATACCAGCACATCATGGCGTGGACGCTTGACGATTTGCTCTTTTATGGCCGCGCGTTTTGGTACATCACCAGTCGAACCGCTGATGGCTACCCTGCATCATTCACACGTTTACCTGCTGGCGCGGTCAACACACTTGATCAATCTGGGCCTGTGTTTTTTGCACCATCAAAACAAGTGTTTTTTGCTGGCGGTGAATTAGACCCAGCAAACCTTGTGCAGTTTTTGTCACCAGAACAGGGCATTATTTATTCCGCACCAGGTGCAATTGATACCGCGTTGAAACTTGAAGCAGCGCGAAACCGTAACGCATCATCATCAATTCCTGCTGGCATATTGCGCCAAACAGAAAACAGCGAACCACTAAGCGCCCAAGAACTTTCTGATCTTGCAGCACAATTCAATGCAGCGCGCGCGACAAACCAAACCGCCGCATTGAACCAGTATTTGACCTACACAGAAACCGCTGCAACACCTGACAAAATGTTGTTGATTGAAGCAGCGAACTATCAGGCTTTAGAGTGTGCACGATTGGCAAACGTTCCACCATATTTGGTTGGCGTTTCCACAGGTTCATATTCCTATCAATCATCACAACAGGCCCGCGCTGACCTATTTATTTTTGGTGTGAAACTTTACGCCGAAGCAATCAGCGGTGCATTGTCAATGGATAACGTTTTACCGCGTGGAACATATGTTGAATTTGACGCTGACGAATACTTGACCGAAAACTATCTGGCAGACAAGATGGACGAAAGCACAACAGTTGTTGAAGAAAACTCACAAGAAAGCATGGCAAATTCATGATCAAACTAATTGCAGGTGAATTTACAGTTGACGCGGCCGCACAAGATGGACAGGCCCGCCGAACCATCTCTGGAACCGCTGTTCCATACAATGTTCCAGCGCGCGTTTCGGACGGCACAGAGGTCATTTTCAAGCCAGGATCTTTGCCAATTGAAGGCAAGGCACCGCGCCTGTTTATGTACCATGACGCATCAATGCCAGTTGGCGTGGTCACAGAACGCGTGGACACCGAACAGGGAATGATGTTTACGGCCCGCATCAGCGCCACCAGCATGGGCAATGACGCGCTAGTAATGGCAGCAGACGGCACCATTGACCAGGTCAGCGTTGGGGTCAACCCAACCAAGTTTTCCTACAATGAGGAAGGCACCATGATCATTGAAGCGGCCGACTGGCAGGAACTAAGCCTGGTTCCAATCGGCGCTTTCGGAGATATGGCTAACATTGCACAAGTGGCTGCAAGTATCCACCAAGAGCCAGAGGAAATCAGCAATACTGAAACACAGGAACCAATTGAAAAGGAAACTGAAATGTCTGAAGCAGTAGCACCAATCGAAGCAACAATCCCAACTGCATCATTGTTTGCAGAACCAAAACGTGAATTCGCAATGCCAACACCTGGCGAATACATGGCTGCATATCACATTGGTGGCGATGTTTTCCGCAAGGTAAACGAAGCAGTCAAATTTCAGGCTGCAAAAAAGCAGTCAGCATTACAAGCCGCAAGCGCTCAAGACCTCACCACAGATACCGCTGGCTTGCTCAGCAACATCGTGCTGGGACCTGTTTTTCAAAACTACAACTTCATCAGGCCTTTGGTCAGTGGAATTGGTGTTCGCGCAATGCCTGCCGCACCACAAAAAACATTTATCCGCCCAATCATTACCCAACACACATCTGCTGCAACGCAGACTGAAGGCGGACAAGTTGAAAGTCAGAAAATGACGCTCAGCGCAAATTCGGTCACAAAAAGTACGGTCGCTGGATCGGTATTTATCTCACAACAGGACATGGACATGACATCGCCCGAAGCGATGAACACGATTCTCACAGACCTTTCTGGGCAATACATGAAGGCCACCGACACGTTGGCTTGCACTGCAATCAACGCAGCAAAACAAACCAGCGGTTTTACTTGGACAGTAACAACTGGTGATCCAACTGGATTGATGAACGCGCTCTATGGTTGTGCATACAACATCAGCAACAGCACCAACTTGTTTGCAACCCATCTTGTGGTTTCAGTTGACGTATGGCAAAAATTGGGCAGTCAGTTGGACGCAGACAAGCGACCTTTGTTCCCAGCCATTGGTGCACCTGGCCTAATTGGTCAGAATACTTTGGGTGCAGGATCCGCTGCATCATGGTCAGGAATGAACCCAATGGGCTTGGAAATTCTGGTGGACGGCAACTTGGCCGCTGGAACTTTCCTAGTAGTTCATGCGCCAGCCGTAGAATTCTACGAACAGGTCAAAGGCATCATGTCAGTTGACAACCCAGATTTGTTGGGTCGCACGTTTGCTTATTACGGTTACTTTGCAACGTTCTTTCAGGACGCAACAGACGCAACCGCAGGCTCACGTTTCGTTCAATCCGTCACTGTCGCTTAGTCGAAAGGCGGCCTAACCGCCAATGGCTACATACACAGTCACCAACAAATACCTGGTTGACAACTACGCCGTCCTGCAATTACTAACCCCAAATGAAATTGCAGTTGGCCAGTCAATCACCGTGGCAGGTGTTGATGCAACGTTCAACGGTACCTATTCCGTTTATGCATTGCCCCAATACCTATTCACAGGCGTGGACAATGAAGGTGATTTGCTATTTGATTTCAATATTCCAATTGAAAATCAGGTGCTCTACGCCAAAATAGCCAGCGATGTTGACCGCGTTGCAGCCACAGGAACCATTGCATACAACCCTGTCTGCACTTGGATCACGGCAGGAAACATTGAGGATTGGCTAGGCATTGGAACCGCTACCGCAGCGGACACCACGTTTTTGACGCAATGCGCCAGCGCTGCAAACGCGTTCTGTTATCGCAGACGGCAAGAGGCGGGCTATGTCGATAGTTTGACCACCAGCCCATCAGGTGACGTGACGCTGGGGACAATCCAATACGGTGGCGCGTTATACCGTCAACGCGGATCAATTGATGTGTTTGCATCATTTAGCGAAATGGGCACAGCACCAACCACAGGCCTGTCCCCAATCATCAAACAGTTGCTAGGTATTTCACGCCCGCAGGTGGCCTGATGCCCGTTGCATACACAGACCTGTTCAATGAGGCGCTGGACGATCTAAAAACCAAATTGGAAACCATCACAGGTTTGCAAGTGGTAACAGATCCCCGAAACCTTGTTCCACCATGCGCGTTCATTGGTGCCTGCTCATTCGAAGCCTGGAACTACAACATTGTCAAAATCAGTTGGCCAGTACAAATTATTTCAATGGGGCCATCAAACCTTGACGCAATGCGAAACTTGTTGAACCTAAGCGCGTTAGTGCTGGCAGGCGTTGGATCTGTTACCGCTGGCCGACCAACCACCCTTGACGTTGGCGGTGTGATGTTGCCGTGCTACGAATTGACCGTTATGCAACAGGCGCAAACAGCATGAAATATGTGATCATTTCCCCACGTATAGGAACGCCAGGTGACGAATTTGACCCAGGTGAAAGCAACGTGGATCACCTGTTGGCTGGTGGGTTCATTAGACAATCCACCGACAAGGCATCAAAACCATCTAAAGTAAAAACCAAACCTAAGGAGTAGAAACCACATGGCAACCAGCACCCAGTTGAGCAATCCAAAAGTCCAAATTGGCGCAGCCATTGGATCCCTAGTTGATCTAACTGATCAGGCAACATCTGCAACATTGACGCGCACAGTCGAAGCGCTAGAGGACACCGCATTTGGAACAGGATCACGCACCTACACAGGCGGACTAGAGAACAACGAATTGACCGTCACAATGTTCATGTCATATGCGGCCACGGAAACTTACGCCAGCCTCAAAGATTTGGTGGGCACAAAATGCACCGTACAGGTAAACCCTGCATACGGTTCAGGTGACAGCGCTACCAACCCAGGGTTTGTTTTGACAAACACCTATTTGGAAAGCCTGCCAGTTATCAATTCATCTTTAGGCGAATTGGCAACAGTTGATTTGACGTTTACAGGTGGCATTTACAGCGTTGACGTGACAGCCTAAATTTCAATAAACCAAACCAGACGGAAGGATTGAAATGAAAATCAAACTACGTATTACCCTGAACGAAAACACCCCACCGCGCGATGTAACCACAAACCTGTTGGTGATTAGCGAATGGGAAAAATCAGAGAACCGCAAAGTGTCAGACGGACGCGGTATCGGCGTGAACGACATGGTTTGCTGGGCATTCCATCTGTACAAATTGGCGGGCGAAACTATGCCAGCCACATGGTCTGAATGGTTGAAACAAAACCCAGACATGGATATTGAAGCGGTGGATCAAAC